GTGCGCCCTTAACTGGCAATATTTCCAATCTTCAATACGGCGGCGGTGAAGTTACGCAAGTAACTTACAGTAACGCAGATAGTGTTTCCGTTGTTACCACAGGAATTAAATATACTTTACATTGGGATAAGAAAAAATCATATATGGTTTTGTATAGAGTGAAAATGATTGCTCACGATACCCATGCTACGGAAGCTAAACTGACTTGGAAGATTAACGCAACAGAAGTAAACACTTCGGCAGGTGGATTGGATATTTCCGCTAATGATACATGGTATGTTACGAATGTGGATATTGCGACAGCGGCTTATGATGTTGAACCAGATGAGCAAATTACTTTAGTAGCCACGCAGGGCGGCAACATTGATGGTTACGGGATAGTTGCCAATGCAATTTTGGTAACGCCTTGAAAATTTTAGGAGATTATTATGACAGAATATGTCCACGTTTATTCAGATGTAACAGACTTAAAAAAGTATGAGTTAATGGAACTCACCAATGGGATTTTACGACCTTCGCACGAAAGTCATTTTGAAGGAATTAAGCCAATAAAAGTATCGGGCAATAGATTTATCCTTATTTCAAAAGACGGGATAGTATCGCTTGATAAAAACATGGCAACGATTCTGGCAGATGAAAAGAAAGCAGAAGATTCCATGTTGGCGAAGCAGAAACTTATGGAGCTTGACCTTGAACAGATAAGACCGATTGCGGAATATATCGCCGCTAAACAGGACGCACCGCAGACACTTATAGACCTTGAAACAGCGAAAGAAGCGGAGAGGTTAAAGATATGGGATTAAGCCCGAACATAATGAACGAAAACTTTGATGCTTTATCTGCAAGTTGGGTTAGTAGTTCAACGGGTGATGCTGCCACCCAAATTAATCCAGCGGGGCAGTTAGAAATTGACACAAATAATTCAGCAGCCGATAACCGCTACGCAGGACGGTATAAAGACGTTCCGATTCCTGATAAGTTTACGATTGAAATAAAGACATATTTTAATGCTATTGGGACTTTAGCTAATGGTGACAGTTTTGAAATTACATATCCGACAGCAACATGGGTGTTTCTTGTAAACTTTTGTTCTGATGGTTTATATATCTCCAAAACTGGTGCAGTAAAAACCGAAGTAGGTGCAGATGTTGTTTTGTGTAACGCAGGTGCAGCATGGCAGGTGTGGAGATTTCAGGTTGACAAATCAGCGGGTGAAGATGCCGCAACGGTTGAAGTATTTTTAGACAATGTATCGCTGGGAACAGTTGATTGCGATTACGAAGTTGCTGGATATGTTGATAGTAGATTTAGGCTTCGCCTTTTTGGGTATGCAACAGATGACAGAATTAGTCATATTGACTACATCAGAGTAGCGACTGGACTTGGTGCAATAAACGATGCCGATATAATACAGGCAGGGGCGTTATAAATAATGCGTAGCGGAGGTTATGGTGGATAACATAGTAATAGGCGGAGTTATTGTAAACGGGTTTCTGTTTGCGCTTGTGGCGTTCTTTATTCAGCGGTGGATGAACAGGGTTGAAGCTGATAGAAAAGAAGATAGAGATGATGTTCGGAGGATAGCGGAAGAAGTTTCCGACAGGGCTGAACAGACCGCAAAAAGCGTTGCCGAAAAGACAGCATCTACCGCCGAAGAAATCAAGGTTCGCATAGACGGGAACAGAAGGTTTTATGAAACCACCTTTGAAACAAATAAAGAACAGTATAAAGAAATCAAGAAAGAAATTGAAAAATTATCGAAGCACATGGAAGTGGCAAACGGTAGGACAGGTAAACTGGAAAAAGATTTGGCGGAACAAGTGCTTGCCTGTAAGATGAGAAACGCAAACGGGTTTCACGGATAAGGTAATGGAATTACGCCTTTTTAGAAAAGAGTTCAGCGAAGTATCTACAATCGGGCAACTGTTTATAGATAAGGATTGCTACTGCGATACATTAGAAGATAAGGATAGGCAGATACAGATTATGGGCGCACCGTTGGAATGGAAGTCGTCTTTAAAAATTCCCGCACATACGGCAATACCTTATGGAAAGTATGAACTGATTACGAATTTCTCTAACAGATTTAAACAGGATATGCCTTTGCTTTTAAACGTTCCTGACTTTCTAGGCGTTAGAATACACAACGGAAACACTCACGAGCATACAGAAGGGTGCATTTTAGTGGGGATTAAATCGGGGGCAGACTTTATCGGTAAGAGCAAACAGACCTATCGTTCACTTTATCCGATTATCGCCAAAGCCGTGAAGAAGGGTAAGGTTTTTATAACTATCGAGAGGTTGTCAAATGTTGACTAAGATAAAATTAATACTGTTAGGGATTTTACTCCTTACTTTGTGTGGTGCGATAATGTGGGGGCTATGGCAGAGAAATACGATTGTCAAGCAGAAGAATGAGATTTCCAATCTGTCAGCCCTCGTTGTCGCCGCCGAACAGGAGAAAGAAGCAATCAAGAAACTCACTAAAGAACGGCAACTGTTAGCCAATAGCAATGCTGTACTTAAACGGCGTATTAGTGCCATGACAGAGTCTAGATGTATAGGAGAAGAAGATGAAGAAATTATTACTGATATTACTGATTATTTCAATAACCACGGCGTGCTCTCATCTGGTGAAACCGACAAAGCCGTATTGTCCACCGCCCGAAAGACCGACACTAGCGAAGCCAGTTGGAAAGTAAAAATGCTGGTAGAAAACTACAATGTGATTATCAAGTATGCCCTTGATTGGGAAAAGACAGGGGAATGCTATGAGTAAATTAAAAGGCATTATATGGGACACCAAGAAAGAGTCTATCAGGGGTAGCTTTGTAAATCTAATGCTGACAATAAATATCTTTGGTATGTTTTGGTGCGGTGTTCTTTCAGACGACATAGCAACCAGATTAGAAGATATGGCGTTATTGATAGGTGGTGTTTATGCGACCTCGCTTGGTGCGTGGTCTTATAGAAAAATTAAGGAAGGAGAACAAGATGATTAGCTTGGGACAAAGAACTTGGTTTATTAAATTAATAAACTGGCTAAATGAAAAAAGTCCGTGGTTCAAAAAGTATATCTACGGCAAACCGAAAAATATGGATGATTTTGTAAGAAACTTCGCAGAGGTTTTAAAGCATACTACTTTCCCGTTCTGCATCAAAGATATTACATTTAAGTCGTTGCTTAATCTGCGGATAGGTTATATTCCTTTTAAGGCAGAAAACGTAGATGCTTATATAACGGACTCAAAGAAAGCTACTGGTATGGAAATTCCCGCAAGGGGTTACTGGTCAGTCCCGATGGGCGAGAACAAGATGATTATTGAAGGGAAGAAGTGGCGACTGTTAGACTTGCGGATTTGGAATGATGTTTGGACAAAATATTGCAATTCGGCTATCTTCTTTCAGGTAATAGTCAGTCTGAAGTATAAGTTTATTCCGTTTCCGTTTTTCGGCTTTTGTTTAAGGTTTTCAAAGAACTGGTATTTTCAGACAGGGATAGGGTGGTCGCCCGCCAAAGCAAGAGATGAAAACGGCGACAGGCAGGAAACAGATATTTATAATACCTGCTGGACATCTAAGTTTCTGTTTGTTGATTTTAAAGAAGAAGTATTATGGAATGGTAGTGACGTATTCGGATTTTATGAAGGAACAATTTAGGAGGGAATATGATTAGTTTTTTAATTGGTTTGGCGATTGGTTCTATCGGCGGGTTAGTTGCTGTATATTTAGTATATCGCAACAACAAGAATAGAATAAATGATTTGCTCGCAACGGCTAAGGAAGTTGGGGTAGTTCTAAGCAAATAAATGCTGGAAAACGAAGACTATAACGACTGGACTGGTTTCTTTTCGTATAAGCCCACGCAGGTTTTACAATGGCTACTGAATAGTCCCTGTAAAATCACATGCTTATTTACTGGGAACCAGTTCGGGAAAAATGAGTGTGCCACGATGGATTATATATTTTCTGTCTTAGGTTGGCACCCGAATAAGAATAAAAACATTACCGACAAGGATTCGGTAAGGACGTTGCGTTTTGCTTCACAAACACTTCCAGGCGAAAAGGAAGAAGACGAAGTAAGGAACACGCAGTATCCTGCTTTTAAAAGAAGATTTCCGTCTATGCTTATAGAGAAAGAAATCACGGCGAGGAAACCTGTAATGACGGTAAAGGCGCCGACTGGAAAAAACATAAACATAGAATACGTTTCATTTTCCCAAGAGGTTCAGGCAGGCGCAGGTGTTCAGCGCAGAAGAATATGGATAGACGAAGAATGCAACAGGGATTTTTATGACGAACAAATTCCCCGCCTACTTGCTGCTGACGGAGACATACTGTTTACCTTTACTCCTGTCCCCGGTGCTATCGGGTGGGAATTTGATGAACTATATGAGAGAGCAAAATACATATACAGAACAAAAGCGGTAAGGGATAGAGTGTATCAACGGACAGGGGATACCCTGCCAGAGTGCGAAATAACCGATAGTAAGGACGATATATGCGTTATTATGGCGGCGACTGACGATAATCCTATCTACGAGGATTTAGCCAAGAAGCGGTCTGAAATGACAGGCAAACCAGTTACCGCTAAAGAATACATAGACTCTATGTTCGATATGTATGATGACGAAGATGTTATAGACGCTAGACGGTATGGATTGTTCAGACAACTATCAGGAAAGATATATAAGTCTTTTACGGCTAGCACCCATATCATTAATCAGGAAACATATTTTCCCAGCGGGATACCTGAAAACTGGAAACATTTCAGGGGTATAGATTATCATACGTCCAACCCGTGGGCGTGTATTTGGATGTCAGTTTCCCCGCAAGATGAAGCCTTTGTATGGTGCGATTATTCAGCAAGTTCTCAGAGAATGATAACTTATGATATAGCACTTAATATAGCACAAAGAAGTGGTAACTATAAGTATTTATTAAATCTTATTGACCCATTAGCCAACAGTAAACAGGTTAATACCAACCTAACCACCGTGGAAGATATGAACAGGTTCTTTAATCAGTTCAAAAAAGACGGTGTAGGGACTGGCGGCTACTGGCAGGGATGGGATACCAAAGGTGGCAGGGGTAGGGAAGAACTGACTAAACGATTGCTAAATTCATTAAAAGTTGGAAAGCCTTTCAATAATAAGGTAATTACTGGCGAAGGAGCAATGCAGAGAACGTCTATTCTTCCCACCTTTTGGATTACCAATAACTGCGCTCATCTCATTGAGGGCATGAAGAACTGGCGATTAGAAGAGTGGGGGTCACGGGAAATGTTGAGCCGTAACGACCCGAAAGAAGTGGCGCAAAAAAAATGGTCGCACTTTCCTATAACTGTAGAGTGTTTGTTGAAAAACGCAATGATTTCAAATACTCGCTGGGGTAGCATGGACACTTCCCCGCTACAACCGAAACGATACCTGACAGGAGGAAGATAGTGGCGTTATTTGATTTCTGGTGTAAAGATTGCATGAAGACATACGAAGTGATGATACCGATTAAAAAATTGAAAACTAAAATAAAGTGTCCACATTGTAAAAAAGAGTTGAAAAAAATAATTTCCCCTGTATACTTTGTTTTAAGATAAGGTGGCGTATGGCAAAGAAAAATAGTTTGTACTACAGTAATCCTATAGAGCAGAATGTAACCAAGCGTGTAAGGGAAGAATACGAAACTGCTAAACAAAATCAGCAAAATGACTTTGATGACTTTGAACAGATAATAGACCAGCTTGAATGCAAGCGGACGGAAAAAGATTATGAATGGTTATCTGATGTTTTCATTCCAGAATATCCGTCTATTCATTTGACCGAGGCATCTCAATGGGCTAATCAGTATTTCCCCACCAGAGATTTTGTTGACGTATATCTTGACGGCGAAACAGAGGAAAGCAAGAAAAAAGCCAACGCCGCAAAACAGTTCATTAATGCAATGCTGAATATCAAAGATGTCTATCATTACCAGAAGTATATGCGGGCGAGAGGCATTAACTCAACATTCGGTTGCGTATATGCTGTATGCAGTTGGGTGCAGAATATCAGGCAACAGAATAAACAGGTTGAAGTCCAACAGCGAATTGGTAACAATCCTGACGGCTCCCCGATAATGGGAACTGTTGTACAGAATGTACCAGACGATATAATCATTGACGATAGATTTCATTACGAAGTTCCTGACCCACGTAATGTCTTTACCAGTAATGATTATGTCTATTCCATACAGGATAAAGAGTGGATAACAATCAGGTCAGAAATGACCTATGAACAGTTAAAGGCGCAGGAAAAAGACAGCGGTTATATTAATCTAGACTTGTTAAAAGACCTGCCGAAAGAAAGGGATACGGAGGTTTCCAAGAACGCAAGGGGTGAAGATAAAGTCGCTGATAAAACTCAGTTAAGATATTTCGATGTTTTAGAACGGTTTGGCAAAACGTGGGCTATCGTAACTGAGAAAGACAATGACGGTTATCCTTTGTCAATTAAACCCGCATATGACGAGAAGGGCGACATACTAGAAAATGCGGAACTTGTAGAAGCGATAGTGACCGTTGCCTGTTCCAGCACCTATAATATTTTGATAAGATTTCAGCCGACACCTTTTAGAACTTCCAAGAACGTGCCGTTCAGACCGATAGTGCGTGGATTAAACTACGTCCATCCGATTAGAGACGTTGGAATGAGTGACGGAAAATATGCGAAGGAACTTCAAATCGCATTGAACGATACAATTAATATGTCTAATGATAGAGTTAAGCTTGCGACCATGCCGACATTAAAAGTTCGGCGGTATGCAATG